CCGTGATTCCCTTGGATCTTCATGTAAATGAAAATCGGAGGGATCCACCCACCTGAAATGTACCAACATTCCAGGACGCTCATCATACCCGGCACGCCATGTTACCATGGCGCTAGGGTCTGGTGCCTCCATGAAGTACTGGAGGAGACTCGCGCTTCCCTTGGTAGGGATTCGTGTAGCCGCATTTCGCATTGCGAATACACGTTTCTCCCATCTCTGGAGCGTAGGATTCCACCTTTTCTTCAAAGTAGAATCGTTAGCTCCTGAGTAGGATTTCCTACCCGGGAACCCAGATCCGATACCAACTACCGGCATACTTCGCAGTATGCTGGCAGGAAGTGCGCTTTCGAGCACTTTCGCGGTACGCCAAAGCCCCTTTTCAAAGAGGTTATTAGCGCACTCACGAACGCTCTCGATCGAACTGGGTCGGTGCTCATCATAGAGCTCTAGGATGTACGCTGGTGTCACATCAGTGCCACCAAACGCGTCAACACCGCAAGACTCTCGGAAGAATCCTTCCGTGAAAGTCTTGTTAGGGTTGATCCTAAAGCCGAGGTACGTAAGTACCTCGATGAGAGTCCCGCTAACGTCCTTTGGGACGATGATATCGTCACCAAAGACCCGGACTGACGACAAGGCCTCCTCGAGCAAGCTCGAGGCGGTTCCGGTTTTACCGGAATCCATATGGTAGAACACCACGCCAGCAGCGATGCCAGCGTAGATAATCGACTGTATGGGGAATGTCGTCGCTGCGCCCATCGTCGTGAACTTTCGCAAGTAGTGAAAGTTGGCCGGAACAGAAATGTTATCGACCATCCACGACGTTCGTGTGGCATATAGCGCCCTAAGTAAGGGCCTGTTACGCCTGAAGGCTCGTTCAACGAGCCAACACGAAACGCAGTCTGACGCGGACGAAAGATCAATCGTCGAGTCAGCTTGCGTCTTGGAAGCAGAGAGGGCACGTACCTGGTTATGCGTTTGATCGTTAAAATCAATCGCTTTAGACAGGGGCGTGCTGGCTACCCTGTTGACAAGATAATCTAAGATTACTTGTTGGCAGTACTGATTGGATGTAGGTTCCGAGGCGATAAGCC